AAGGGTATTATTTTCATCTTCCCTAGCTTTAACTGCTAAGCTATTCCAATAACCAGCTTCTTTACTTCCATCTTCCCAAGCTTTATTATGAGCAACCATATCACCCCAAGTAGCACCTGTACTTGCTTTGATAGATTGCGCTTGATTTCTTAACTTAAGATCTCTAGCATCTCTATGCTTTTCTAATGCTTCTCCAGCAGTTTTTGAGAACTTACCAATGCCAGTAATCATCTTATCGAATTGCTTGGCATTTTCAATTCGCATTGCATCGTTACGACGAGCGGCATTCTCTGCAGCTTGCATGCCTTGAAGTTCTTCGGCCTGACGCTGCTTCATTAAAGCAGTCATATCAGGCCCTCTTTCGTAATCAAATTGTGGTTGTGAATTAGTCATAATTAAAAGAATCCTGCTACTGATGTTCCTATACTAAGAGCATCCATAAACATGGCTTGGCCAACATTCTGCATTACTGGTCTAGGTGGTGCAATATCTGCTTGAGGTTTCAACCATACATTAGAGAACTCTCTACGTTGTGCAGTTTTAGCTTTTCGTCTAGCTGTTTTAACACCAAGCATGAAATCTTCATTAGCATCAGTTATAGCAGCATTTGATCTGGCGTAAAATCTACCTGCTTGGGCAGCTTCCATAACACCCATTCTTTTGATAGAACGACCTGTTCTACCTGCTGCCATGGCTCTACCATAAGCACTGTTTTCTAAAGATTTTATAGCAAAGTCTTGATTCCTTTTCCAAGCTTGATCCTTAACACGGTTTAACCTAGTTTGTGCAGCTGTATAAGTCCTACCTAAACCTTGATGGATCTCGTCAATATTTTCTTTATAAGTATTAATTTGAGTCTTATAAACGTCAAGCTTATCCATATGCTTGCGCTTTCTGACCTTTATGTCATACTCATATTGTCTTCTGGCAGCTTTATTAGCTGCTTTAGCTCCGGCTCCTAAGCACACGGCAAAATTCTATAAAGGGCAATTGGTTGGGTCCGTGAGAAATTTCTCTTAAAAATTTGAACCCTAGAAATTTGAGTAGTTTTAAGTGGACTATGTTTCGTTTATCAACGATGTTCCATAACAAAGGTTCTGTTCTACTCTCAACATAACGCTTTGCTTCTCTTGCAAAAGTAACGGGGTATTCATGAATAGCGGGTGTGCATAACATCCATATAATACCACCTTCATCTACTCCGGCCATTCCGGCAGTCTTGCCGTTAGGCACCTCAAACCATACTGAATCACCATCTTGGACAATTGCAGCTAACTGCATAGGGTTTATACCCCAACCTTCAGTGAGTTCTCTATGGTCATCTGGACGTAAATTAGAGGCCACTTCTTCAGCAGCCTCCAATGTAATTGGGTGAATGTATTTAGACACGTTTGTAATAACCGTCTGTATAATCCCCTTCCCATGTCAACGAATATAGTGTTGCAGGTGAGGGGTGTGTGGATTTCATAGATAATTCTAAATTTATATTCTTCTCATATATAGGTATAGTTACCTTCTTATCAGCTTCAAAAGATATGGTATTAGTTACATAGGCATCTGAGGCAAGTGCTTCAAATGTTTCAATGTAATCATCTTTACCAGTCTTTTTAACAACTACATCATAGACACCTAATGGTCCAAAGCTGAATTTAACTCTATGTAAAATTAATGTACTGTGGATATCAGCTCTGTAAGAACCTGATTCTACACCTCTCTCTTGTTTATAAAGAGTAGGGAAACCTACTTCCATATCAAATAAATAACCAAAGATTATATTATTTGTTGGAGTTATGGTTGAACCACCACTAGTGTACGTCTTCCAATTACCTGGCAGTTTAATCCTAGTTCCACTATCTGTATAACTAGTGGTTTTACCGTAGACACCTTGAAGTGTTTTATCATCACCATCGGCTACAATTATAGCAGCAGATACAGCGTTAAGAGTGACATTGCTGGTAGAAATAGTACCACTAACAGTATCTTCTACAGTAAAAGTATTAGCAGTAGAAGTTTGTACAGTGTATTCTCCACTAGTTGCACCCCCAGTTGTGAATTCTAAATCAACTCTTTGTCCCACAGTAAATTCATGGGCGGTACTAGTAACAGTTATAACTTTTAGAGTCCTACTATAGTTACCTAAAATGTTTGTTTTATTAAAACCAGCTGGACAAGCAAAAGATGTATATTGAGGGCTACCTGTTGGAGCTGCTAAAGCAGAAGAAGCTATAACAACAGCATTATCTAAATGTACTCTATATGTAACATCATCAGAATCATCAGTCAATGTACCCTGATCATCAATCAAAGTATTAGAATCATCATCAATTTTTATGCTAAATTTTTGAAGAACATCAGCACCTTTATTTCTTATGACCACATATAATGCATCATCTAACATTGCCATGTACTGTATAGCTCCACTTAATTCCCATTGGAACCAAGCTTGTTGCAATCTCTTCTCAATACCAGAAAAATATCGGTACGCATATAACTTCGTATCACCTGTTTTACCAAAGAAGATGACAGAGTTTTCTCTGGAATTAGCAATGATATCTATATCGTTAGGGAATGATTTAGATACAGGTTTAGATTGTTCTAAGACTTCTGGTGATCCTTCCCTTAATACAGCAGTAATTTCAAAGAACCTAGAATACTTACCAGCATTATCTAAGAATGCTACAGTAGTACCTAATGATATAGGGTTAGTATTAAAGTTAAAATTATAAGTAGCTAAAGCGTTTATCTTTGCCGTATTAGGACTAAGAACGTCAGAGTCAGTAGTCAACATAAACTGTTGATTCTTTGTAAATAGTAATAATCCAGTGTTTACTTGGATACCATCGTAGACGACAGCTGGATATTCAGAGCTACAAGATAAATCAACTGGGTCAGAAGCTGTATAAGTTACAGCAGTCTTAGGCCAATAATTAAAGAAGTCACCAGGTCTTGACATAATGACATTCTCATCACTAAGCATAACCATTCTATTCCTAAAGAAGAGCATTTTATTAACACCCTTACCTATGAATGATGGTTCACTTACTGTAACATCATCACCTACAAGGCAGTCTTCCCATACATTAGGATGGATAGTAAACGTACCATTAGCTTCACGCCTCATTTGAATAGGCAGTGTTTCTTCATCAAATGTTATTTGTCTACCAGGTTCAGCGCATTCTTCCCATGTACCTGGACCGTCTCTACCATTTACCCCTTTGAATTCTACAAAATAATCATCTTCATCTGCTACACTATTAGCAACTCTAACAATATAACCATTCTTACATTGATTAGGTAAGTCTGTTATATCTTTAATAGTATTTGAAAATACATTCATTAGTGTACCAGCACCTGTCGTAATGTTGAACGTTTTAGTTTCTACACCATCACTGAGTACGGAATCTCTAGTTAGGTATAAACCATTACCTACTTGTTCAACATCAGCACCAGTTGAATCTTTAAAAGTACCTGTGTTTTCTATTTCATGACGTAACCCACCAAGTATACCTTCAGATGTAGTGGTTGTTTTAGTATCAAATGAAGTAGGTGACGGACGAAATACACCTAGGTTGCCTTGGATTTTAGAAAGATTATGCTCTTCAATAGTGACTTTATATCTAGCATTTTTCATCCAGACATAAAACCAATCACCTGCTCGCCAACCTTCACCTCCGTAAAGAAGATCGAATGTAGTTGTATAGCGAGCTCTATAGATATCATCAGTACCTCCGTCTTTGGCTACTGATTGACCTTGGTTTGTAATTCGAAAGTATAGATTTTTTCTATCAGATGCGTTACCACCATTAGCTGTAACAGAAAAAGTATGAGCATTTCCGTTAGCCTCACTTGCATCTCCACTATCACCATGATCAATTTTAAATATCTGTGTAGCAACGTTTGGTGTTAAAGAATCACTCCAAATTCCAGCAGAGTTATCACATCTTGATGTATAACCTGAAGCACCAGGTAAGGTACCATTACCTTCTGTTGGTAACTCACCAGAACCATTACAAGTATTAGAGCTATCACGATCTCTTTGGATATCAATTCTAATAGCTGTATATACGTCATCAAAAGTTCCATCATCAAATATATTTAATGAATACTGACTAGCATAAGCAACCTTCTTTAATTCTACATATGCTTCAGGCGGCCTTTTTGTAGCAAGGTCTGCATCAGCAGTTTTCATTGCTGTTATCTTATTTCTATTAGTGAAATAAGTAAAGTCATTTAAAGTTAAGGTTTGTATATCTGCAGCAGTTGGAGCTGTTCCAGAACCAGAACCATCAGGAGTATTATCAGTATATGTTTTTAAGTAATTCTTTAATGCAGTTTCTCTTGCTGCAGTGGTAGTAACATATTGCCATTTAATACCACCTATATCAACTTCATCTGAACCATGTGAGGGGGCAGTACTACCTGTTGAAGTCCCATCTTCATTTGCTTTATAAATCTTACTATTAGCTGAGACTTCATCACCTTTATTATAAGCAGTAGCTGTGGCCCAGGCTAATGGGGCATAACTAACAGTAACAGCAGCTCCATTACTACACCGCCACATTTTAATGGAACCGGAACTTAACTGAAGCTGGCCTATGTATTGCTCACTCTCGTCTCTATAATAATGAAACCATTTACTATCAGTAGTATAAGAACTCATAGCCCCGCCTAGTAATCTACCACCCGGCCTCTTCATGAGGCCATGGGTAATGTCAGGTAGGGTATTAATCAGCTTATTAACTTGGCCAGGTATCTTAAGCTCATCGGGCTGTTCCGATATACCACCATAATAATTTGGTATTGTTTGTGATACTGTTGCCATGTTAGGTTAACCTGATGCTTGGTTTCTATTTAAAATTGCACTGTGCAATCTCTTAGCGTTTGGTAGTCCGAAGAATGAGTGATCACCTTGTCTGCCTTCATACTCAAGACAGTTTGCTTTGGCTGACATCTCTTGTATCTGTAAAAGTGTAACAAGTTGTGGGTTAGCAATCAACTGTGTAGCTGCTCGTACAGCAGATCTGTAGGTGATGTATCTTTGGAATGGGTTTGGGATATTATTAA